GTCCTATTCTGTGCGCTCTATCTTCTGATTGCAACCTTTTTTCTAGATCATAACCATTAGAATAATAGATAACAGTATTAGCTTGAGTAAGTGTAATACCATAACCACCTGTTTGAGGTGTACCTACGATGAATCTACACTTAGGGTCATTTTGAAATTTACGTATATAGTCCTGTCTATCTTCTTGTGGTGTTAAACCATAGTAATGAACATAAGAATCTTTTCCGTATACTTTAATTAGTTTTTGTATAATCTCACCTACACTTAATTGATAGTTGGCCCAAATAATAACTTTGCCTTCAGTATCTTCTAATATAGACATCAACTCATTAAGTCTGTTGCTATCAACTTGTTGAGTAGTACCATCATCAGCTGCTACATACCCGCATGTAATTTGATGTAGTCTCATAAGTTGTGTCAATACAGTCATGGTAGTTGTAACTTTACCATTAAGAACAGTCATTGCTGCTTTCTTCATTTGTTCATAAACTTTCTTTTGATCTGGTGTCAATGTTATATGACGTTTGATAAATACTTTAGGAGGTAAGTCTAAACAATCTTCTTTTAATACTCTGTATGAAAATTGTTTTACAGTGTCTGATAACTCACCTAGGTTTTGAAACTTATCTACTACTTGAATAGATCTACCGTGTACATGCATCGTTTTCATTTCAGCATAACGATTACGGAACGCGTAGTAAGAACTAAAATCCAATAACCACGGATCAAGGAACTCACACTGCGTGTATAAATCAAGCGGGTTTTTAGTAATAGGAGAACCGGTCATAATTCTTTTGTATTTAGCATTCAAACCAATCTTAATAATATTTTTAGTACGTCTAGCAGTTGGTGTTTTAATTGTAGTAGACTCATCAATAGCCATCATAGCTTTATGTGAGTTAATAAATTTAGTTGCAAACTTAACACCTTTCTCTGTAGATAATGCTTCAACATTCATAACTAAAATATGTAGTGCACTATCTATTTCAAACAAAGAATCTAATTTTTCTTGTTGTGTTTTTGTAATATTTGGCTGCCACAATACAGACACATTTTCTATATGATCAGGTAAGTGTGTTGGAAGTTCTTGTTCGTACCAAGTTTTAACAACACCTTTAGGTGCAATAATTAAAGCACCATCAACCTTACCTTTGTCATATAACATAGCAAGATTGTCTATTAATACTTTTGTTTTACCTGTACCCATTTCCATAAAATAGGCAAAGTTTTCTTTGTTCCAAGATTTTTCCAATGCAGTTAATTGATGTGCATAGGGTTTTGTTTTAAATTTATAATTCATAATTTATTTTCTTCTTTCTATTGACTTCTATATAATAGATGTTATATCGTTTGTCAATGTCAGAAAGAAAAGTTTATGTAATACAAGAAATACCAGGAAGCAAAGCGGGTACTCCTAAAATAAATATTATGGGTGCATCTTCTTATTCTACAACTAATGATTTTATTTTTTTATTACCAGAGTTTTCTCAAATGATTTTTTCTCCTGGTCCATTAATTTTTAAATTAAGAAAAGGTTTAAGAAATTATACATCAGAAGATTATTTATTATTAACAGGGGATCCTGCAATCATAGGTGTTGCATGTTCTATTGTATCTGACATAACACATGGTAAATACAATGTGTTGAAGTGGGATAAACAAGAAAGAAAATATTATCCTATTGCTATTAATTTATACGAGAAAGGAGAAATAGATGGCGATTAATTTTGAACAAGACCAACAAGATGCAATGAGTAAAACTGAAAACATTCAGTCTCTTGCAGATCAAGTATCAATGTTAGAGGGCTTACAAAAAAGAATAGATACAAGCGAATCTAATATTAAAGATTTAAAAAAAGAATACCAACGTATATCAAGTGAGGTTATACCTACTATGATGTCCGAAATGGGTTTAGCAGAATTAAAACTACAAGATGGATCACATCTTAAAGTTTCAACGACGTATCGTGCTACTATCACAGAAGCAAATAAAGAGACGGCGTTTAACTGGCTTCGAGACAATGGACTAGGTGATATTATTAAGAACGAGATCTTGGTATCATTTGGTCGTAACGAAGATAACAAGGCAGCAGACTATGCTGAACTTGCGAAGGGTCAAGGGTTTCAACCAACACAAAAGATGAAGGTTGAACCCATGACTCTGAAAGCGCTAGTCCGTGAGCGTATTGAGGCAGGTAAAGAAATGCCAACGGAAATCTTTGGGGTATTCTCAGAGAATAAGACAACAATAAAAAGGAACAAATAAACATGAACCAAGTAACAGAAAAAAAAGAAGGCGCATTAGCAGCAAATCTATTTGAAGCTGATGCAAATCAAGGCACTCAAAATATATCGCAAGAAGATCTTGCGTTACCATTCTTAAAAATTTTGGGTCAACTATCTCCAGAGGTAAACAAAAGAGATGGTAAATATGTCGAGGGCGCAGAGCCAGGCAAAATAATAAATACTGTAACTAATGCATTGTATGACACAATTAATGTCATACCTGTTTTTTACAAAAGACAATACATAGAATGGCAAGATAGAGGTACCACAGGAAGTGGTGCACCTGTTGCAATTCATGACGCAGACAGTGATATTGTTAATCAAACCACAAGAGGTAAAGATTACAAAGATAGATTACCAAATGGTAATTATCTTGATAACACTGCAAGTCATTTTGTACTGACTGTAGGAGACAATCCATCAACAGCGTTGATATCTATGAAATCTACTCAACTTAAAGTTAGTAGAAAATGGAACTCAATGATGATGGGTATTAAAATGCAAGGTAAGAACGGTTTATTTACACCGCCAACTTACAGCCACATTTATAAACTATCCACAACTCAGATGTCTAATGACAAAGGAACGTGGTTTGGTTGGGATGTATCTAAAGTTGGTCCTGTAGAAAATGCAGATCTTTACGGCACAGCAAAAGCTTTTGCTGAGTCTGTTGGTAAAGGTGAGGTGCAAGCTAAACACGGTACAGAAGAGAAGACTAACTCTCCTTACTAATCGAATCCTAGGTAGTGGGCGTCGAAGCGAGAGTGGAGTCGCCCACGAAAATTAATTGTATATTTATTATGGTAGAAAAATTTAGAAAGATATTTAAAGGTTTGGAAGAAAGATTTGGGTACCATGTACTTGATCAAAGCAACGGTAACGGTAAAAAATCTGGTACTTCATTTACATCTTCTTACGCACATACAGAAGAAATGTGGAAGGCACACTTAGAAGGAAATAAGTTTAGTGTTAAAACAAAAACAAAAGTTATAGAAGCAGATAGTTTAGGTCTTTGTCCTATTACAAGTGACAGTAAATGTACTTGGGGTGCAATAGATTTAGATGAATACAAACCTGACGTTAAAGAATTATATAAAAAAATAAAAAGTTTAAATGTACCGGTAATACCATTTAAATCTAAAAGCGGTGGTATACACGTTTACATTTTCTTAACAGAAGAAGTCCCTGCATTATTATTAAGAGAAAAATTACATTCAATAAAAAATATATTTGGAGATTGTAAACCAGATAAAATATTTCCCGTGCAAAAATATTTAAATCTTGAAAAAGGTTCAGCAGGTAGTTGGATTAATCTTCCATACCATAACTACAAAGATACTGTGAGGTATATGATAAAGGAGGACGGCTCTAGGGCCACCCTGGAAGAGTTCTTTGAACACTATGAAAGAAATACAGTCACTCCCAAACAACTTAAAACATTAAAATCAAACATAGACGAAGGAGACTCTGGAGAATGGTTTCAAGATGGTCCTCCTTGTATGCAAGCACTTGCAAAATTTGGTGTACCTAAAAGTCAAAGAAACGAAGTTTTATTAGATATGACTAGGTATGTAAAACAAAGATACCCTGAAGATTGGAAAGATAAAACTTTAGAATACAATAAACAATTCTTTGAACCTAAAGGAAAAGGTATGGGTTTTAGTGAGGTAAGTGGAGTCATAGGTTCTAGAGAGAAAAAAGATTATGTGTATAGATGTGATCAAGATTGGTTAAAAAGTTATTGTAACAAAGAAGAATGTATTAAAAGAAAGTTTGGTATAAGCGGTTCACTAAGTAGTGAGTTGGTATTAGGTCCTTTATCTTACGTAACATCTAATCCTAAAATTTGGTATCTAGGTTTTAATGGTGAAGAGGTAGGTCTATCATCAAAAGAATTAGTTAAACAAGATTTAGCGAGAGAAGCTGCAACAGAACAAACAGGTAAGACACCACCTAAAATTAAAAATTGGGATATGCAGCTACGAGCACTTCAAGAAAAAGCTACAGAGATAGATGCACCAGAAGAAAGTTTACCAACGTTTAGATTAAAAACAAGTTTAGAAAGTTTTTGTTTTAATACTAGAGTAACCAAAGATAAAAAGAAAATATTATTAGGTAGACCTTTTGAAGATGAGTCTTCAATTAAATTTACTTTTAGTGACTTCTTTAAATATATAAAAGCTGATGAATGGAATATTACTGCGGATGTTACTCATCAGATGTTAAAAAAAATTCCTGGTATAACAAGAGATAAATTTCATATTAAAGAAGGTGTTAAACGATGGGTATATGTTTTACACAAGGAACAGTTTGACAATGAACCTGAAGTAAAACAAGAAGTCCCAGAGTATGTTAACCAAGAAAAAGAAAGTCCATTTTAATGTTAGATAGGTTTTATAGAAAGAGATATAAAATATTAGGTGGTCCCGGTTGTGGTAAAACAACTAAGATATTAGAGATTTTAGCTGACTATATTAAAGGAGGTATTAACTTAGATCAAGTTTTATTGATTGGTTTTGCTAAGGCAACAGCACAAGAGTTACAGGCTAGGGTTGTTAAAAAAGGTTTATTGACAGAGAAGCAGGCTGAATCAATTAAAACAATACATAAGTTTTGTTTAGATCATATAGGTAAACATGACATCTTAAACTCTAGTGTAAAAAAAGATTTTAAAAAAAGAATGGCTTCTGATCCTGACACTTGGGTTATGTTGGACGATGAAAAATACGACAGGGATGATGACGTACCTGCAGCATGGACTGAAAAAGAAGATAAAAAATTAGCTGTTTATTATGACATAATAAACAAAGCGCATCATAAAATAGGTTTTGATAAAAGACATAAATACAAAAATGATTTAGATAAAATTGTAGATTATTTTAAAGAAAGTGAAAACGATAAATTTAAAAACGTACACACAGCACAGTTAGTTTATTTTTATACTAATCTTAAAAAGTTTAAAAGCCAAACAGGTGTTATTGATTTTGATGATATGTTATTAAAAGCTTTATACCCTACAGTGGAATTCCCATCTTATAAACTAGTGTTAGTTGATGAAGTCCAAGATCTTTCAAAATTAGAATGGCAGGTCATATCTAAGATAGCACAAAAAACTGAAGAGTTATTTTTAGTTGGAGATGATGACCAAGCTATATATGGATGGAAAGGATCTGACGTTCGTATATTTCAAAAATGGCCTTGTAAAAAAGAAAATGTTGTACGTTTAGAAACATCTTATAGACTTCCAGGAAAAATATATGACTTTGCTTTAAGTATTAGAGACGACATAAAGTATAGATTAGGTAATGAATTTACATGTCAAAAAAGAATAAACCCTGAACAAAAAGATGAAGGACAAATTTCTTATATAAATGGTTTAGATGAGATAGAAGATTTAAACGAAAACTCTCAAGTAATTCTTTGTGCAAGAGCTAATAATCTTCTTAGACCTTACGCTGATTTTTTAAAACAAAACAATTTGATATGGTTAGAAAAATCACAAAGCATGGACGACAGGGGTAAATTTAAAAGTTCTTTTCCCGATGGTTGTAAAGAAGTTATAGAGTTTTGGCATACCCTGCAAGAAGGTCATCCAATTAAAGGTACAGATTATATTAAGATGGTTAAACAAATGAATGTAGAATTTATTTCTGAAAGAAAGAAAACTGCTTTATCTAAAAAAGATACAGCACCAATAGAATTATATGAAGCAGACAAGATGTTTTCATATGAAGAATTAAAAAACAAATTTTATCTTAACGCTTCTCTAGAAAAAATGTGGCATGAAATTTTTTACTTTGATACTACAAGAATTCGATCAGCTAAAAAACCTAAAGCTATATTTAGAGATAAAGAAGACTTCAACGATTATCTAAAAGGTTGTTGGGAAAAAAATAAAAATTTAACAACTGAGATTACATTATCAAGCATTCATGGAGTAAAAGGAATGGAGGCTGACAAAGTAGTTTTGGGTGTTGAATGGGGTTACTCATTAAGTGCATACAAGAAAGGTAATCAACAAGACGAAGATGAAGAGGTTAGGGTTTGTTATGTAGGTATTACTAGAGCTAAAAAAGAATTATATTTGTTTGAACCACCTGGACAATACAAGAATCCTTTTCCATTATTACAAACTTACTTAGGAGAAAAATATGACGGATGATACTATATTTGATGATGCGTTTCCACAAGACAAACAAATTGGAGGATCTCACTACAAGGACTTTCACATTCAGCCTTACGAATTTATTTCAAAGAATGATTTATCATTCTTTCAAGGCAACGTTGTGAAATATGTTTGTAGATATTTACACAAAAATGGTGTAGAAGATCTTGAGAAGATCAAGCACTATTGTGATCTAGAAATTAAAAAGATGAAAGATACAAAATGATACAAAAACCTTTATTTGCTGCACAGACAGAATGGTTTCCACCAGATGATTTTCCAGACTTATCAAAGTATGATGAGATTGCAATTGACTTAGAAACTAAGGACCCAGATTTAAAAACAAAAGGTTCTTCTTCGATGAGAGGACAAGGTGATGTAGTTGGTATTGCAATAGCTGTTAGAGATTGGTCAGGCTACTACCCTATCGCGCATGAATCAGGACCAAACATGGAAAGAAAAAAAGTTCTTGGTTGGTTTGCAGATGTACTTAAAACAAAAGCAGATAAAGTATTTCACAATGCTATCTACGATATGTGTTGGATACATAGACTAGGGCTCACGGTTCACGGAACAGTTGTTGATACAATGATCATGACTTCTTTAGTTGATGAAAACAGATTTAGATATGACTTAAACTCTGTAGCACAACACTACACAGGTATGGGTAAAAATGAATCCGCATTACAAGAAGCAGCAAAAGAATGGGGTGTTGATCCTAAAGCAGAAATGTACAAACTTCCTGCTATGTATGTAGGTGAGTATGCTGAAAGAGATGCTGAAGTAACTTTAGCTTTGTGGCAAGAACTTAAAAAAGAAATAGAACACCAGGACTTACAATCAATTGTTGAGGTAGAACAAAAAGTTTTTCCTTGTATACTTGATATGAAAATAAAAGGTGTGAGAGTTAGTGAATCACAAGTTGATCAACTAGACCACCAATTAAAATTATCTTATGATAAATATATAAAAAGAATACATGACGACACAGGTATGTATCCTGAAGTTTGGGCTGCAAAAAGTATTGAACTTGTATGTAACAAACTAGGTATTGATGACTTTGATAGAACAGAGAAAACACAGAAACCTTCTTTTACAAAAAACTATTTAAAGAATCACAAACACCCTGTGCTTAGAGCGATCGCAAGTGCAAGAGAACTTGATAAACTAAAGAACACTTTCTTAGAATCTATTAAGAACTATGTCTACAATGGTAGAATACATGCAGATATACATCAATTAAAAGGAGACTTTGGAGGGACCATAACCGGAAGGTTATCTTACTCAAACCCTAACTTACAACAACTACCTAACTATACTAATATTGGTATGGGTATTAGGTCTATATTTATGCCCGAGGAAGGCCATAGATGGGGTTGTTTTGACTATTCACAGCAAGAGCCTAGGCTGGTGGTGCATTATGCTCTAGCAACACTAGGAACTACCGGAGTTCAATCTATTGCAGATAAATATGACGAAGCACGTGAGAACCCAGATGATCCAGGTATTCAACTAGCAGCAGACTTTCATAGTATGGTAGCTGAAATAGCAGACATTGAAAGAGGACAAGCTAAGACTATTAATCTTGGTTTATTTTATGGTATGGGTAAAGCTAAACTACAAGCACAATTAGGTGTGACTGATCAAGTGGCTAGAAATCTTTTAGCAACGTACCATAGTAAAGTTCCATTTGTAAAACAATTGATTCATCACACAATGGATCGTGCTCAACAAAGAGGTTGGATTAGAACTATATTAGGTAGAAAATGTAGATTTAATATGTGGGAGCCAGCTACGTTCGGGATGCACAAACCACAAACATTTGAAAATGCATCTATGGAGCATGGATCACGGAACATTAAAAGAGCATTTACATACAAGGCATTAAATAAATTAATTCAGGGTAGTGCGGCCGATATGACCAAGCAAGCCATGATAAATTTAAGAGAAGCTGGTATTACTCCAATGATTCAATTACATGATGAGTTAAATGTATCCTATGAAAATAAACAAGAAGCTGTTAAGATAAAAGAAATAATGGAACAAGCTGTTCCATTAAAAGTACCTAACAAAGTTGATTTTGAAGATGGAGAATGTTGGGGTGATATAATTAATAACCAAGAGGATTCGGTTGACGAGGACTTTTGATAAAAAATCTTGACATAAACAAGTTTAGTTTTGGTTCAATAAACAAAAAATTATTTACGTTTAAAGAACTTGAATTTTTATTAAACCTAAGACCGTTTACTAACGTAGAAAGATTTATCCCTTGTAATAATACAAAAAAATATCATTGGGACAATAGTCCGTGGTGTACAGATAATAATTGCTGGCCTGCAAGTGTAATAAAAAAACAAATTAAAAACAGTACATGTTATTTAAAAGATTCTAGTAGAGTCAATAAAAATATTAACAGTCTTGCAGATAAATTAGAAAAAAAATTTAACTATCCAGTTGATTGTCATATTTATTTTTCATTAAATAAAAATGCAAAAAGTTTTAAAAAACACAAGGACAAAAGACCTAATTTAATTGTAGGTTGTGAAGGTAAAACACAGTTTAAAATTTTTTATAATAATAAAATAATAAAAAAAATATTGAATAAAGGGGCTTATATTTTTATTCCAGCGGGGGTGTACCATGAGGCTGTCGCATTGACAGAAAAGAGAATTAGTTGTAGTTTTGCTTTTCACCCTTTAAAAAATCAATTTTTGGAGGATAGAAAATGGATACAAATATAAAAAATTATGGCTTACTTAAATGCAAACATACCTGCAACTTATGCACAAATAAAAAGAGAATATTTATATGATTGTAAAAAACATCACGGAGAAGTTGAAGACTGCATTGTGTTTGGTCTTAGCGCTCTTACAGGTCGTAGTATATTATTTCATGCTATTATGGAAAACGGTGCAATATTTTATCGCTTACCAATTAGCGCGTTTATTCAACAGGGATTTGAACCATCCGGAGTGCCCGCAAGACGACTTGATGAACTACAGCTCTGGAATTGTTTTTCTTATTATCCTTCTGTCCATCGTTGGGATATTTTAGACGGACAAGCCGGTAAGTATATCGGAAAAGATAAAAAATGGCACCCAGGAAAATATTTATTTACAGTTGACTTTGCACATCCAGAGTCTAATATACTTGACACTGATCATTCAGAGATTCCG